AATAAACAGCATCCGCACAGCTAATAATAGGTAGAACTTATCTATAATATTGAGAGATCTTAATTCGTCTTTAAAAAACAAATCATTAAATAGTTCATCTAACCCTTCAAGATCTCTGTTCTCGCAGAATTTTAAAATGGTAAAATAGTCTTTGTTTTTTAATTCTTCAATTTTAACAGTCTTACCACTAGGTAATTGTAATTTTATACTAAACTCCATTATTAATAGGTATGTTATTCTTATCTATAGTTATATATTTAGTAAATGCAAATGATACAGTTTTATTAATATCATTAAATCCGAGATCACCATAGCTCAAAGAATCACCTTCCATTTGAAAGGGTACTACATCATAAAATTCATATATCTTCCTAATACGTGGAGCTGCTCTACCTTTACTAAATACATCTCTATAAGTAGAATAATCTCTACTATACAAGACTAATTGAATGTTGCATTTTAAATCTTCAGGATCGTTTGGTCCTAGCTCTATAAGACCTTTATAAGAATTAGCAATAATCCAAGGTCTAAAAAAGTAATCAAAAATATCTATATTAGTTTCGAGGAAGGTTATGTCTAATTTATTCGAGCCACCATACCCAGCTCTATTACCAGCGTACGGAACTGAAAGAAAACCACCCGCTCCATCTATTTCTGTGTTGTTAATATTAAAAGTATCGCTTGGCAGTGCGACATTTTGCGCTAAGAAACAACCAAAATTACCATACGGGTCTGTTACTTCATCTAAACATTTTGTATTAACGGGCCAGTGACTATTAGATATTGTTTCATAATTATGAATTACTTTATCTATATTTTTACCGAGGTTAGTTAAGGACCCTTGATTTCTTGGGTATATGAAAATACTCCAAAGAAATTTAAGAGGTATATCATAACGCCAATCGTTATGAAGCTTTAACCTGCGGTAAAACGGTCCGTTATCAAACTGTGCCACTTAATTATTTATTAAGCTGTACGTGGATCAATATAGTAGTGGTAAGCAATAGTAGCTGTAACCTCTACTGTCTGACCAGTACCAGAAGCAATTGAATAAGCAATATCATTTATATTTCTTACTGAGGCACCAATTAGCTTAAAGGTTCCGTTTTCAATTGGCTCGAGAGACTTGTCTAACTGAACTAGAGTGAGGAAGTAATCATCATCTGGTGTACCGTAGCCGCCTATAGAAGTGCTATCATCAAACAGTCCTCTAGATGCAGTTTCAAAGTATGTACGAATTTTACTAGCAGCATCCAAATAGAATGTTAAGCTATAGCCATCTGAACCTGGGTAAGTTGCATTACCAGGAACGTTAAAGTTAAGACCCATGTAGGGAACAGGTACATTTGTTATGCTTCTACCAGGTAAATTAGCTGCTTTTGCATATACTAACTCAGTCTCAGGCATAGTACCAGCACCTGGGAGATTCATACTTTGCACTCTGAAAAGAAAGTCTCTTGAGAAGTCTCTATCAGCTGCGGTTCTATAAAAACTTTGAATTGTTTGATTTACTGCCATATCATTATTTATTCTTTTCAAGCAAAAACCGCGGTATTTTGTACCGCGGTTTTGCTAATTTTATTAGTACGGTCTAATTAACCTCCAACTAACTCTTGGAAGTTAGTATCTGTTCTAGTAGCGTAGAAGTTAACAAGAATGAACTCAGCAGTTCTAACTGGCTTGAGATATATATCAACTACAAGCTCGTTATTATCGATAACTTCTGGTGTATTGTTACGCTCGTCGCAAACGATGAGGTAATCATATAGACCATCAGCACCTTTAACTCTTTCAAAGAACGGGGTAAGTGTGTTAAGTACTCTTGTTCTTGTGAATAAGGTGTTATTCTCGAATAAGAAGAACTTCATTACTTGCTTAGTTACTTTCTCAAGATATAAGAATGTTCTTCTTACGTTAACTCTATCGAACGCACTTGGCTTCTTAAGCAATGTCTTTTGACCGAACAATACCAATCCTTGATCTGGGAATCTAGTGATTGGGTTGAGATTTACCTTGTATAGTTCATCGCGCTGTCTTTGGTTAGGAGCAAACGCCACGTCAATTGCATCTGTTACGATACCTCTGTTAAATCCAGCAGGTGCAGCCCATGGACCGACGTCTGAGTCAGTTGAAGCAATCTTAGCCGCTACAAATCCGGACGAAGGTACGAATATGTAAAGACCGCTATAATCATCGTACATTTTGAAGTAGTTAGCAAACACTGTAGCGTATGATGTATTGATACCCTCGAATTGATGTCTAAGTGCCCAGTAGACATCTAATGAGAAATTCTTAGTAGGGTTATCAAGGACTTTCGAATCTTTACCAGTTACAAGGATCTGTCTGATTGGATCTGCTACGAAGAGAACATCACCTCTACCACCATCCTTAAGAGGACCGCAGAATGTTACAAATTGACTTGCAATTGTTGTGTAATAATCTCTTGCTTTAGTTGCATCACCTGTAAGCTCGTTAGAAGTTCTAAGTGCATCAATAACCGAGCTTGATTTAGTATCATCGAAGTAATTCGAATTAGTTGCACATACAGTAGTCCAGATTGTACCTAAACCACCTTCAGCAATTACATCAATATCAAATACTTCATCGTTACGTATTCTATCAAGAGCTCTTGTAACCTTAGCTGGTAAGTTACCGATGTCTTTCTGCGTTAATTTAGCTTCACCATATGCACCTAGTGGGTATAGTGAATCTGCTTTAGTAGCTTGAGCTGTTATAGTTTGGTATTCAGAATAAGTACAGCCTACGATATATGGAGCTGTGTTAGTGTTAGCAGATAGGTAATTACCTAATTGCGTGGTTATAACTCTTACCTTCTTCTTAGGTGTGCCATCTGAGTTGAGCTGTATACCAGTAAATTGATCTGATACATACGGGTTAACTAATATATCAACGTTTCTAGATGTATTTTCTACATTTTCTAAGAAGAAGCTAATAGCTTGACCGCCGTTTTCGCTGTTAATTTGTCTACTATAACCGATAGAGCCGTTGTAGCCTTCTTCAAGTAAGTAGTCAAGTTGATTTACATCAGTGCCGAAAACAGACTGTCTTAGTTTAAATACACCTACGTTTAATGCATCATCAAATCCTCTAGTTGAAGTATCAAATCCTGTGATTTTCTCTTCCATTACTTGCGATATCGAGTTTATAGCAGGATTGCTACCAAACGCTGGTGTAGCAGTTAATGCAAAGGCAAATCTACTAGCAGGAACTTTAACATAGTTAGTAAGACCTGTAGAAGCGGCTGATTGAGTTACTGTTTTAACATCTAGGATAGCGTCGTAGTTGCTAGCAGGGTTAATATTAGTGTTATCTGATATACCTACATAGTAGCCATTAAACTTACCGTCAATTACTGTTTGACCTTTATTAATAATTACAAGCGCTGCAGACGCAGTCGCTTCTAGACTGGTAAAGGATGTAGAAGCATTAGGTGACCACTCACTAAATGTAGTACCACCTATATATTCGAGATATTCTTCTTCGTTAATGTTAAACTGTGTTGGTTGACCTAAGAAGTAAGTACCTTCATTAATATTGAGCTTATTAGTCACTCCTGATGTACCTGCAGGCGTCAGTCTGCTGTTTGTAGTATTTAAGAAAACAACTGGATCGCTGAATCCTGGCACTGCTGATCCTGTAACACTTCCAGTAAACGTGCTCACAGTACCTGTATTAAACGCCAACGATACAATATTATCGTTTGATGTTACTGTTACATCGTAGCCTAAAGTACTTAATGATAATGAGTTAGAAATAATAGTCGCGAGATCTACTACTGATGTGGTTGAAGTAGATACAGGAACTGTATACGTAGAAGAACTGCTTGAAGATAGAAGCGCATTAGCACCGTATAGTGGAGCAGCACCATTAATTGAAAAGTTTACAGTCTTTTGCGCAAGGTTAGGTAGTATGAAGCTGAACTCTGCACCGGATAGTTGATTTGAAAATCCAGAACCACTATCGCCAAAATTTAATTCAATATCAAACCCATCGACTGTTGTTTGTGATGAAAGAGCACCAACTGCAACAGCTGGATAAGCTAATACAGAATATCTTGATCCGAAACCTTCACCTGAACCAGTACCGTATGGAATTCTATTAACTTTTAGTCTTGCTGTTGAGTTTAATGCTGACTTAACAGTGTGATAGAAATATCTTTCTGCTGGTGATTTTGGAGTTCCGTAGATAAGTTCAAATTCTGTAAGAGAAGAGATATCTACTACCTCATCGATCGGTCCCTGATCAGCATAACCGGCAACATATACATTTGTGCCGGCAGCTTGGGGTACTCTTAACGATAGGTCTCTCTCTCTAATTTCGACACCTGGTGAATTAATTGTTCGTTTAGCCATGTAATTATTTATGGCTTTTTGGAATACTTTTTAACTTAAAAGATCGGCGTGAAGCTGAGAATATACAAAAGTAAAAGAAGACTCTATTTCTCCGGACTCTCTATAATTAAAATTTAGACCTCCTAAGTCAGTAGGAAAAGCTTTTGTATAGGTAAATTTAATACGCTCATTATCAAATTCATCTAAACCGTATATTGTTATATCAGTTTGATAGTCTTTAAATATATCGTTACTTATTAGATTGTCAGCATCAAACACACCCTCGTATTCATCGTGAAGTAGGTTTATCCATTTATATATAACCCAATAGTTATTATATTCGTTGTCTATAGTAAAGTTTACTGTTACAGGAGGGTAGGAGTTTTTACTATGAGTAGAATTATATAGTGTACTTCCAGAATATCTAATCTCTAGAGCTGGAACAGTTATTGTAGGTACAACAACTCCATAAATAGAAAACTGCATTGTTTCTTGAATAATAGTGGAGCTAGCTCTACCACTTTGCTTGTTTATTTTGTTAAGTGCGCTAGGTACTTGAAAAACAAGCTTAAACTTATCTACTCTAGATTTGTTTAGTATTGATTGTTGATAGTGATTAACCATATGGAGTCCAGCCTTCTTGTTGTAGGTATTCTATTTCTGCTACTTGCTCAGAGTCACCCATCCCGAATACAACAGGTGTCATGTAAGTGTTATTTAGTCCTACTACCTCGAAATCATTATATATAGAGGTAGGGTCTTCAAACATAGCAACACCAAAATCCATAGGCTCTATAAAGCTAGGCTTTCCATGATCATCTAATTCTATTATTTCAAAATATCTTTCAGTTAACTCTTTTTCTAAAATAAACAATGCATAGAGTAACGACATTACTCTATCATCATGATAACCTCCTTTAGCTTTCCAGGTACCGTTAGGATACCTTACAAAATCTTTAAGCTCTTTAAGGGTGTCTATATCTCTTATAGTAACAGATCTCATCTCATTTATAAAGTAGCGCATATTCATAACTCCTTTATATTTGGTGTTTGTATGTGCTATCATACCCATTTGAGGTTTTGCTCTATTTGCAACTTTTGCACCATATGACACTACCTTCTCGTAACCCATATCAAAAGCCAATCTATCAACTACCTGCGCACCGCAATTATTTCTTTCTATTAAGGCTAAAGGTGATCCCCAGTTCTTAAGTATAGTGTATACTTTATTAGCAAACTCCAGAGGTGGTATATGTCTATTATGATAGGTTGCTACTTGTTTTATATCTTTTAGATCTGTTATATCTAAAATCTGCATAACTGAAGCATCGATACCAACACCTTCAGATATATCAACTCCCGCAACATAAACTCTAGAGGAATCAGGCTCCTCCCATATTTTATAATTACCTTCGTCTAATAGTATTTTAGGTTCCGTACATTGCTGTGACATCTCTAAGAAAAGAGCTTCATCAATAGACGATTCACCTGAAGATAAGAATTGACATTCAAATTCCTGAAGCCAAGCTTCTATAGAACCAATTGCCTGTCTAGTGTTAGCAGCCCATTTTTCATCTCTACCTGGTACCTCATCCCATTTAATCTTATCATAAGCCCATCCGTTCTCTCCTTTTTCTGCACCATCATATAACTTATAAAATAAGTTATCTGTACCATTAGAGGTAGAACAAACAAACACTTTAGATTTTTTAGATGAAGTAATAATAGGAAAAACTGATTTCCAAAACTCTTCAACTAAATGAGGTTCGATAAAGGCCATCTCATCAATTACTAAGCAATTTACGGATTGACCACGAGCAGCTGTACCGGTTGTAGTTGTAATACCTATTCTACTACCATTATCTAGTGTCATTGAAGTCTTGCCATACTCCTTAACACCAGGCTTTAACCATACTGGAAGCTCTTCGAACGCTAGCCGTACTCTTTGGAAGATTTCAATAGCTGTTGCTTCTTTGTTAGCTACTAGAAGGATTCTTTGATCATCCATGAAACAAGCCTGCCATAAAATATAGATGGTCATCATGGTAGACTTGCCGATCTGTCTAGATGCTAACAAAATAAAGAATCTATTATCTCTCATCTTACGAATAGCTCGTTTTTGACAAGAGTGCATTTTAATCTTCTCTCTACCTCTATCTAGGTTGATAATATAGAAGAAATTTTCTGCAAAATATAATATATTATCTTTAGCTTTTTGAAGCTCCTTTATCATCCATGGCTCGTAAGCTATTACTGCACCAGCTGCTGGAAGATTAGGATTTCCTAAATAAAACTCAGTTTTGTCGGACTTTTTGGACATAATCTATAAATATATATATGTCAAAACAAAACGACTTCTCGAGTATTGGGCAAGTTTATGGAAGTATGTTAAACAGCATGAAACATAAGCTAGTATCTGAAGGTAAAATTGGAACTACGGTTAAGCCAGGTGAAATTGGTGAATCTCCGCTTATTAAAGGAGGTCCATTAGAAACAGCCGGTTATGTACCTTCTAAAATAGACCGTCAGAAGATGTCAGATAAAGATCTAAAAGATAACCTCTACAATATTAAAAATTTATCACAACCTGATAATCTTGAAGAAGATGAAGAAAGTGAAAAAACAGACAAGCCTAAAAAGGGAATGTTTACTAAGGGTAAGAAACCAGTTAAAAAGGATAAAGATAAAGAAAGTGAAGAAACTATTAAAGAAAGTAGAAAAATTGCCAAGGCTAGCATAAATAATTTTATGAGAAAGAAATCAATCTTTGATAAATTATATGAAAACGTCATGGGTCAGCCAGAAGGTGGTATGCCTATGGGCTCCGAAATGGATGATGCAAACGAGCTAGACGCTCTTGGCATTGAAGGTGAAGGTGAAGGAATGGAAGAGACTGGTGAAGAAGTTACTTTCACTCTTGACCGTGACACTGCACAAAAACTTATCGATGTTCTTCAAGCTGCTATTGGTGGTGAAGAAGAAGGCGGTTTCGGTGATGAAGAAGGTGACACTGAGTTAGAAGACGACATGGAAGAAGGCGAGCCAGAAGAAGCTGAAGAAGGATTCTGGGATGAGGACGAAGAAGACCTCGGCGCGGACAATCTTTCCAAAGAAATTAACTACGGTAAGAATAACAAAGTTGGTAATCTCAAAACACAATCAGGCAGCGCTACTTCAGCTTATACAGATAAAGTAGGTTCGGATGGCGATCACGGCCACGCTCTTGTAAATGCTAAGCAGCCCAACATGGGTAAGAGCAACAAAGTTGGTTCGCTTAAGACAGGCAAATCAATGTTTGAGCAATAATTAAAACTTAACTATAATAAGCCCGGTAGTTTAACGACTACCGGGCTTTTTTGTATAAATAATAGTATGATTACTTTTAAAGAGTATTTGGTTGAGTATGCTACAAAGCAAAATAGCCAACTATTCGGCATAGCTAAGCTAAGATCAGGTACTAACGGTAAGTTGCTGGATGATCCACACAACAGAAAGCATAAAAATGCCTTTAAGAAAGAATATTCTCACAAACATCCGGTTATTGATAGTATATGTAATGGAAAGTCTAACAATGTTCAGATAGCAGGTCAG